GTCTGGAGGGTTCACGGTTAAAGATATTGCGAAAAGCGCTAAACAAAAATACGTGTTATCGGATGTGTCGTATCAAAAATCCCTCCCAAATATTGACGGGGACTCCATTCATCCGATGGCGTGGCGTGGCCTGATGATGGACGCGTTAAAACTAGCCATGAAGGCGCTGAGAAATGATGGAGTGATACTTATGTTCATCGATTGGCGGCAATTTGGTGCCTTGCAATCCTTGATGCAAGAATCTGGTTTTGCTATGCGTGGAGGTGCGGTTTGGGATAAGGGATTAGCTTCCCGGCCTATAAAAAATGGATTTAGAAACCAATCTGAATTCATGCTATGGGGAACGAAAGGGAAAATTCCCCAAAGGGCAGATGCAGTGTATCTGCCGGGCGTGATCAAATGCACAACCATGACTAACTGCAAAGTGCATATCACACAAAAGCCCGATGCGTTGATGGATGAGATTATTAAACTATGTCGCCCAAGGGGAGTCGTGTTGGATATGTTCATGGGGAGTGGGTCGACCGGCGTGGCCGCATTAAAAAGTGGGCGACGATTTGTCGGGTGTGAATCTGTCCCTGAGTATTTCAATGCCGCCCTAGAACGGTGCAAAAAGGTGCCATGAAAATCCGAATCGAAGTCGACAATAAAACCGTGCTCGATGCCTTGAATCGCTTGCAGCAATCCGGAGCGCGACCAAGCCCGGTGTTGTTGGAAATCGGCGAGGAGCTGCTTGAGTCGACCAAAGCGCGATTTGGTGCGCAGACTGCGCCCGATGGCAGTCATTGGGCGCCCAACGCGGTGGTTACGCTATTGCGCAAGAAAGGTGACCGGCCACTGATTGGAGAAACCGGAACACTGATGGACCAAATCAATTATCAGCTACTCAACGAATCCACGCTGGAGCTAGGCAGTCCAACGGTTTATGCTGCAACCCAGCAATTCGGGGCAAGCAAGGGGCAGTTCGGGCGCACACGGCGCAATGCGCCAATTCCCTGGGGAGATATCCCAGCGCGGCCTTTCATCGGTATTTCCGAATCCGATAGTGATACCATCCTAGATCTCGTCACCAAGTATCTGCAAGAAAGCATTTAATTCAATAAATTCATTTAGTTGAGTAGGAATCTTGGCTGCCGCATCATGGCGGCATGAATATTTTTATTCCCATCTTTACCGTTGGCGAGCATACCGCCCTGAATGGAATACCCCGGGTGTTTACCGAAGCCGATCTGACGGCGACGGTCAATGCCTACGATCCCGCATTGTTCCAAGCCCCTGTCGTGCTAGGTCACCCCGAACACAATCACCCCGCCTGGGGTTGGGTGAAATCGCTCACCTTTCAGGAAGGAACATTATGGGCAGAACTAGATCAGCTTGACGCTGATTTTGTCGAGTGGGTACGCCAAGGTCGCTACAAAAAAGTATCCGCAAGCTTCTATCTCCCAGAATCCCCGGTCAATCCGGCGCCCGGCGTGCTGTATTTACGCCACGTTGGATTTCTCGGCGCGGTTGCTCCTAGCCTAAAGAACCTCCCGGCTGTTGCGCTGCCCGTCGATCTGGCGGAAACCGACGGCGTCGATACTTTTGAATCCGCAAATCTCATGCAATCCGAACAAATCAACCACCAGGAGCCATTGATGACGCAAAACAATAGCAGCGAACCAAGTCGCGATGATCAAGCGCGTCTTGCCGCAGTAGAAGCTGAAAACGCAGTGCTTAAGCAGCAAGTAGCGCAATTCCAAGAGCAGGCGCAACAAGCGCAGCATGACTTACAAACACAGCAACGCAATGCATTGCACGAGGGCCACGCTGCATTTTGCGAAAAATTGGTCGCAGAAGGACGCCTGTTGCCAGCATCCAAGGAAGTTTATGTGGCCATGCTAGACACGCTGGCGTATATGGATACGCCATTACAGTATGGTGAGGGCGATGCAAAAGCGCCGTTGACGGCGGATGTGCTCAAGAAAACGCTGGCCGATACCCCGGTGCTCATCCCGTTTGGTGAAGCGGCACGCGATGACGGCAAAACCACGGCGCCAGCACCCCTTAAGATCCCGGCAGGGTACGAAGTCGACCCGGTAGCTGCAGAGCTGCATAACAAAGCGCTGGCTTACCAAGAATCGCATACCGATTGCGATTACCTCACAGCCGTCGCGGCGGTATCGAAATAGCAAACAACCAGGAGATCATCTATGAGTCAGTTTAATTCAGTTCTAGCCAAAACCTTGACCGCTGCCGGAACCATCGTGGCAGAACGCTTTGTATCCGCTGCCGGTGCACAAATCTCCGTTGCTGGCAATGCAGCTATTGGCGTGGCACGAAATGCCGCAGCAACCGGGGAATTGGTTACCGTCGATATGCTCGGCACCACCATTATTGAAGCCGGTGGCGCCATTGCTGCGGGCGTTGCAGTAAAAAGCGGCGCAGATGGCCGTGCGCTGACCTACGACACCGGCACCAAGGCGGGCGTCGCATTGCAAGCGGCAACCGGCGCAGGACAGCGCATCGAGATTCTTTTACTGGCGCAAGCTTAATCAATCGAAACCTAACAAGGAGAAATTATGCCTCAAATGAGTGGATCACAAGTACGTGTCGCCGACCCGGTTTTGACCGAAGTGGCGCGTGGTTACCGCAATCCGGCTTTGGTTGGCTTGGCGCTGTTCCCCTACGTTCCGGTCGGGGTGCGTGGCGGCAAAGTCGTGCAGTTTGGCAAGGAAGCCTTTCGACTTTATAACACCGCCAGATCGCCTGGATCACAAGTAGCAACGGCGCAATTCGGTTACACCGGTTTGAACTATGCGCTCTCCGATCATGCCATCGCTGGTGTTGTGCCGATCGAACATATCGAAGACGCCAACATGACGCCAGGCTTCGATCTTGGCGCTAATGCTGTGCGTTTTGCGCAAAACAGCATCGCCTTGCGGTTGGAAGTAGAACAGGCCAACGTGGCACGCACGGCGGCATCGTATGCCGTTTCCAACAAAGCGACGTTATCTGGCACGAGTCAATGGTCGCACGCATCCAGCACGCCGATTCAAGCCATTGAAGACGCCAAGGAAGCTATCCGTAACCAAGTGGGCGTGCGTCCCAATACCTTGCTGATCGGTGCCAAAGTGTTCGCAGCCTTAAAGCTGCACGCTACCATCATCGACCGCATCAAATACACCCAGCGCGAAATTGCCACTCCGGAACTGCTGGCTAGTTTGTTTGGCCTTGATCGTGTGGTGGTAGGTGACGCAGTCTATCAAGACGCAAGTGGCGCCATGCAAGACGCATGGGGAAAAGACGCTATCCTAGCCTATACCAATACGGCCTCGTTGGCATCGCAAGGAGAGCCTAGTTTCGGTTATACCTACCAATTGCGCAATTACCCCGTTGCGGAAGCGCCTTGGTTAGACCGCGATATCGAGTCCTGGAAATATACGGTGCGTGATAGCGTATCGCCTGTCATCACCGGTGCGGAAGCAGGATTCCTTTGGACTGCAGCGGTGGCTTAATCATGAAGACCATAACCGTGTTGATCGACACCCTGGAGCATGACAAAGCATTGCGCCAGGTTGGTGATGTTATCGAAATGGACGATGCGCAAGCCGATGCGTTGATTGCGATGGAAGCTGCTATCGAAGCTATCCCAGATCCGGAATCCGAATCCGAGGATGAAGCGCAATCGGACAAAGCCAAACGGACCAAGAAAAAATGAGCTATTGCACCCAGCAGGACATGATCGACCGCTTTGGTGAAAGCGAGCTGATTCAGCTCACCGACAGCAGCGGTTTGAATGAGATCGCGACGGATCGATTGGCACGGGCAATTGATGATGCCAGCGCAGCGATTGATGGCTGGTTGGCGGGGGTTTATCCCTTACCGCTTGCCACGGTCCCGGCGCAACTAGTCCGCATTAATTGCGACATGGCGCGTTATTACTTGCATTCGGCTGGGACGGTGCCAGAATTGGTAGAAAAACGGTTTGATTATGCCATTGATTATTTGAGAGCGCTGGCCAATGGCACTGTGAGTTTGAGCGTGGCGTCAGAAGATGTGTCTCCCGTTGCAGGTGTGTCTCAATCCACACCCGATGCGGTATTCGACGCTAACCAAACCCGCTGGCCTTAATTATTAACGTTCTGAGGAATTCACATGAAAAGAAGCTTATTCAATACCTTCATCATCGCAGTCGCGTTGTTTGTTATAACCAACGTCAACGCTGCCAGCTTATCCAATTACCTAGAAAACAAGCTTGTCGATGCATTCCTGCGAGGCCAGGCTTTCACCATGCCAACTACGGTGTATGTTGCATTGGCAACGACAACCGGATCGGATGTAGCTTGCGGCACCGAGGTAACCGGCGGATCGTACGCTCGCGTTGCTGTGACCAGCTCACTTGCCAACTGGGCAGGCACGCAGTCGGCAGGATCAACGGTGGCCAGTAGCGGTACCGGTGGCACGACCAGCAACAACAACGCCATTGCCTTTCCGGCACCCACTACTAACTGGGGATCGGTCACGGAGCTTTGTGTATTCGATGCGGCATCAGCTGGTAATTTATTGTTCCGGGCAGCGCTGACAACCCCGAAAACGATCAATAACGGTGATGCGGCACCATCGTTTGCGGCTGGCGCACTGACCTTCCAAATCGATAACTAAACCACCATGCCAAACTACGCATTGCTGCACAGCAAGATACAGGCCGATCATGCTAGCGATACGCCGGAGCAGATCCGGGCTGCGCTGAACACTAAAAACATCACGATACAAGTGCCCATCGCCACGCGAGATATCAAGCAATATCTGATTCTAACCAATATGTGGCTGGGCATTAAAGATAGCACATCGGATGCAGCCCGGATCGCAGTCGATGCCTTGCATAATTTTGACCAATTCGACGTCAGCAATCCGCTAGTCGAAGCAAAATTAACAGAAATCTTAGACGCGCTGGTGGTTGAGACGCAAATCCCCGATTTTACCGTCACCCATAAAACGCAAATCTTGGTCATGGGGCAGGCATTGCGAAGCTGGGCCGATCAAAACTGGGAAAGGGATGTGCAGCTTTGGCAGATCAATGAGGTGCTAGCATGAGTTTAAAGCCTGTTTTCGGTACGGAAGTAACGCTGTTATCAACGGAACTTGATAGTCTGGCGGGTGGATCGTCTGCAACGGACTCGGAGCATGATAACGGGACGAATAGATACCTAGATGGACGAATCGATATCGAGCTGGCAGCCGCATCAGCAGATACGGGCTACTGCTCAGTGTATCTCCTGGAAGGCAGCGCGACCGGCAAGTTATCAACCACGGCCAGTATATCGGGCATGCGCAAGCTAGGAGATTTGCAGATGAACGGGACAACAGCTGTGCGTAAAAGCGTTTTTGTGGAAGGTTTGCCCAAATTCTGGGCGGTACACATCATCAAGAATGCGACACCTGCGCTTGCCGCATCCGGTAATACCATCAAATTCACCGGCATCAATTACGAAAACGTCTAGCCATGGCCGTTAATTACGGATCAACGAATACCAATCGTTATCATACGGTGGCCGATAGCGATGATTTCAACCTGCCCAATGGCGACTGGTCATGGATTCTTATATTCAATCCCAGCGTTGGTGGCGCCGTTTTTCCGTACTTCCTTTCACATGGCGGAACTTTCGGCGGGGCCAACACCGTACATCTGTTTAATAACGGCGCATCAGGTTTTGCTTGTGCAGTAGCTGGGCTTTCATCCCGGAATTGGGGGGGTGGCAACATGTCCTCGTATGTTGGAAAATGGATGGTCGGCTACGGTGCTCGCAGAGCGGGTAATTTGTATTGCGCAGCGGCGCCGGTCAATGAGCCATGGAACGCTTTCGAAAGCGCTGGCGTTGCCATCTCTGCTGCTTATACGCCAGCAAACGCTTTAAAAATAGGCATTCGGGCTGATTTGTCGAGCGATGCGACTTACTCGACAAAAAGCCGGATTAGCGATGCGATTTATGTGCCTGGCTATGGATTTTCGCTCCAAGATTTGCGCAATTTAGTGTCAGGTGGTCTTGCTAGGTTGGAAAATGAACCCTGGTGGAACCTTCGGGTTTTCCACGCACAGCTTAAAACATCCAACGATGAGCGCTTCGGTGACCTGACGGGGCGCCATGAAATCGTACGCAATGGGACTGGATACAGTACCGATGAGTCCGAATTATTTGAGATTTCCAGAGATCCCTCACGTGATCGAAACCGCATTTGGGCGCCACTATTTGCAGCAGGCGTCGGTGCTGATCTTGCAGGGACTGCTACAGGTCAGGCGTCCAGCACGGGAAATATCGCCACTGAAATACCGCTAGCCGGTGCGTCAGTCATTGTTGCAACTGCGACAGCCGCGATCTCGACATCGATTGACTTATCGGCTGTGGCAGCGAGCACTGCTACCGCTGCGGGTGGCTTGGATGCAAGTGTTGGCCTTGAGGGACAAGCAGCTGCGGAAGCATCAGCAAGCGCCGGACTCACAACGACGATCACGTTATCGGGTGACGCAGTGGTTCAAGCGCTAGCAAGTGCTGGCGTCGATACCAATATTTTGTTTAACGCATTAGCAAGTGGAGAGGCCACGGCCAGCGGAGACCTAAGCGGAGCGCCGGCCTTGCAAGGCGATGCGACAACGCAATCATCCGCCGCAGGGGCGCTTGATACGGCGATAGCGTTGGCAGGTGATGCAACCAATCAAGCAACCGCCGATGGTGATTTGGCTGGATCTGCTTCTTTACAAAGCGATGCCTTTTCATCAACCGATAGTAGCGCAACCCTCACCACGCAAATCATATTATCTGGAACCGCCGTTGCCGAAGCACTCGCGACAGGATCGTTGGATGCAGGCGCTTTATTGGCGAGTGACGCCGTAGCGCAGTCCTCAGCAACGGGCAACATTACTACCGACATCCCGTTGTTAGGCGATATCACTGCAATGGCTACCGGCGCAGGCGATTTATCTACCGGGATCGAGTTAAATGGCGTAGCAATCAGCCAGGCTTACGCCAGTGGCGATCTTTACATCAGCCTCGCTTTATCGGGTGATGCGGCAGCGTATGTGTTAGCGGGTGCAACCTTGACCACACAGCTTTCGTTATCAGCCGATGCATTAGCAAATGCAATGGCTGCCGGGTTCTTGGATGGTGCCGCCAGATCCACGCCACAAAACCCGCTTTACACCGTCAAAGCACCAGTAAGGAATTACCGTGTCGCTGCCTAAATTGCGTGTGTTATCGGATAAGGACCCGCTGGAGATCATTACCGTGACGTTCGATTTCACCAAACTGCTAACCCGTATCGACTCGATATCGAGTATCACGGTTGCGGTTTATAAAGGCACGGACGCATCTCCGGGCGGACTGCTACTCAACGCCCCTATCATTGCCGATACGCAGGTGCTGCAATTGATTCAGGGCGGCTTGAATGGCGTGTATTACAAAATTCGTGCCGATGTGCTGGTGGGCTTGGAACGCTATGCGCTGTCGGCAGTGTTGCCGGTGAGGTCGCTGTAATGGCCATCGCGTTATTCAATCCACGATGGATCGTTGACCGCATCAAAGAGCAAGCGCCGTCACTATTGCGGGTCGGTGGCTCTGCCGGGTTGGCGCAAGCAGCAACTGATCTGAAGCAAATCCCGGCAGCCTACGTTATCCCCAGTTCGGAACGGGCTGGAGCTTCTCGCACTGGAACGACGGTGGTATCGCAGCAAAACACAGTGCGTTTCGCCGTTGTCGTGGCGGTGCGCAATCTGCGCGATGCCCGAGGGGAGCAAGCGCAGACCGATCTGCTGGCAGTCAGGGAGGAAATCATAACAGCGTTGCATGGCTGGCAACCGAATGGCGATTTTGACCCACTGGAATACGGAGGTGGCAGGTTGTTACAGCTCACCGACGCGGTGTTGTGGTGGCAGGATGAATTTCTAACGTCTCATTTAATGAGGAGCTAAAACATGTTTGAAGATGAATATCAGGGGAAAGGCGGTTCTTACATCGTCGACCCGCAAACCGGCAAGCGCATCCCGGAAAGCCAGTTTTTAGCGCAGACGCAGCCAATCGAACAAGGTGAGGCACTCGCTGAGCCAGTCAAAGAAAAGCCGGCCAAAAAAACCAAAGGAGGTGAGTAATGCCGTTAAAAGCCAACAAGAAGATCATACTTTGTAAAATCGAAACAACCTATGGCGTGGACGCAGCGCCCGTGGTCGGCACGGATGCCATGGCGGTGCTGAACTTTAGCTGTAACCCGGTTAATGGTCGTTACGCCGAGCGCAACCAGGCCTTGCCTTATTTTGGCAATCGGGGACAAATTGCAGTGGGTGAAACCATGACCATGGAGTTCGACGTTGAAATAGCAGGCGCCGGCGCCGTTGCAACCAAGCCAGCCTACGGCCCATTGATGCGCTGTTGTGGCGTGTCTGAGACCGTGACGCCAACCACAGGGCCGGTCACCTATGCGCCCATCTCTGAGAACGAAGAATCAGCGACGATTTGGTTCAACTGGGATGGGCTCATGCACAAAATGGTGGGCGCTTATGGATCGATGGAATGGCGTTTTCAGGAAGGCGCATTTCCCGTGATTCATTTTACAGTTGAGGGCACGGTCGGCGGTATCACCGATGGTTCGTTGGGGGCGCCAACGCTCACGGGTTTCCAGGCCCCCAAAGCAGTAACCAAGGCCAATACGACCTTCACTCTACACGGTTATGCCGCACCGCTACAAAGCTTGACCATCACCCAGGGGAACGAGCATGTTTATAAAAACCGCCCCAATTCGGAGCGGATCTACTTCACCAACCGCGTGAGTCGTGGGCAAGTCGTGCTTGAGCTTCCGCTGGTGGCCGTCAAAGATTATCTCGGTATCTGCCGGTCTGAGGCCACCGGGGCGCTAGCGCTCGTGCAGGGCACAACCGCTGGCCAGAAAGTGTTGATCGATGCGGGGCAAGTGCAGTTGTTAAACCCGCGCTACAGCGAAGATTCCAACATCGCCATGCTGACCATGGACATGAATTTCCGCCACACGTCCGCAGGCAATAATGAATGGACGTATAAAACCCAATAACCCCTAAACGATCAGGAAAACCTGAAACCGCGCCCGGCGGTACCGGGCAAATCATCCAATGGAGATAATTATGGCAACAGAAGAAAATAGCAGTGAAATCGTCAAAGAAATGGCGGAATCGGTCGCAGCGACTAACCTCAAGTCGTTAGCTGACGCCCCAGCTTTTTACAACAACATGGCCTACGGCAATGCGATTTCTCACCAACAATTGATGAACAACATCATGGCGTCTGGCTTCCAGGCAATGTTGGCGATTAACCAAGCGGCTACTGCGAAAGCAATCGAGAGCTTGATCTCGACCCAGCCTTCCGAAGGCGCTGTGGATGTGGCTGGTGCGCAGCAACTCATGAAAGGCGCGCAAACCACGCCGCCAGTAACCCACGGTTAATAACGGGTAATCGGGCAATCTGGGCGGATCGTATCCGCCCTTTTTAGGAGAACAAGCATGTTTAAAATAGAACAACCCAAAAGTGTCAAATGGCCGGTGACGGTAAACATTCCGCAAGATGGCGGGCGTACCCATAAAACTATATTCAACGCAGAATTCGAACTGCTGGCGCAAGACGATTTCGCGGCGATCTACCGCGAAGATGGCGGCAATGATGAAGACTTACTGCGCCGCGTGTTGATCGGCTGGTCTGAAGTAGGCGACCCCGATGGGAATCCTATTAATTTTCACAACGATACTCGTGAATTGCTGATACGCATTCCTTACGTGCGTGCGGCATTGGTATCTGCTTATCTCGAATGCAGCTTAGGCAAGGCGGCACTCAGAAAAAACTAGCGGATGCCGCCCGCTTTTGGGCGGCGCAGGGGAATCGGCAGGGTAATGCTGTCAACGATAGCCGCGCTGCCGACCCACCAGAATGGCAGCAAGCGCTGCAAGATCATGAAGCACAGTTTGAGGAGGATGAAGATGAATTTTTCTCAGTATGGCCAGAAAACGCCCAAACGGTGCGGGTGTTTATCATAATGCGCCGCTGCTGGCGTCAGGATGGTTTGTCGGGGCAAACGCTGGGGATTGAGCGTCCAGCCATCGAAAGTACCTTGCGATTGTTACGCATCAAACGCAAGCACCACCTCGAATTATTTGAGCAATTGATGATCATGGAAGACGCAGCCTTGTCCGTCTTAAATCGCAAATAATATGGCACGCGACCTCGAGGTCGGCATCCGCCTGACTGCAGATAGCAAAGGCTTGATCGGTGAAACGCAAGCCGCAAAGCAGGCCATCAACGCTTTAGGCGATGCGGGCAATCAAGCAAGTGGTGGACTTGCTAAAGCTACACAACAATCGGATGCGCTGCAAGTTAGCGCCAGTCGTTTAAAAGCTGGATTAATTGCAACAGCGGGCGCCTATTTGTCACTCGGTGCAGTACTAGGCGGCAGCCAAGCGCTCATTGAAGCGTCCATGGCGAGCGACCGTATCAATAATTCGTTGACGGTCGGTTTGGGCAGCATCAAAGCTGCCAAAGATGAAATGGCGTTCTTACGTCAAGAATCAGATCGGCTGGGCTTGCAGCTCGATGTGACTGCGCAGCAATACGCCAAGCTCACGGTTTCTGCTAAAGGCACTGTATTGGAAGGCAAAACCATTCGCGATGTTTTTTTGAGCGTGGCGCAAGCTTCTACTGTTTTGGGTTTATCTGCATCGGACACGGGCGGCATCTTGACCGCGATCGAGCAAATCATCTCCAAAGGTACGGTTTCTGCTGAGGAACTCAGGGGACAATTGGGCGAACGGTTGCCTGGTGCATTCCAAATAGCAGCACGTGCCATCAATGTTACCACTGCCGAATTGGACGCCATGTTGTCGAAAGGCGAGGTCACTGCGCAACAATTATTGCCAGCGTTGGCGCTGGAGCTGAACAAAACCTTCGGCGCACAAGCAGAACAAGCGGCTCAAGGGCTGAATGCACAAATCAATCGGTTCAACACCGCACTATTCGACTTGAAGGTAGCCATTGGAGCTACGGGGCTGCTTGATTTTTTATCGAGCGGTATTCAATTGGCCACGCGCTTGGCCAATGCGTTGTCTGGTGTGTTCGGTGCCAGCGCCAATCTATCTGCCATTGACAAACAACGCCAGTCAATTGCCGATTTGCGTCAAGAGCTGAACGTACTCAACGATCGCAAGAACATCCCCTTGATCGGTGATCTAGTGTTTGATCAACGATCCGCTGATTTGCTATCACAACGAATCGACGATGCCGTGTCCGATTTGGGTAGAATGGAGCAAGCGGCGCTTACTGAAAGCAGCGCCTTGCGTCAGGAATCGGTAGCCCTCGAGACAAGCAATCAATCATTAACCAAAGTCACCGAGACCAAAAAGGCCGCCGTATCGGAAGCAACCCGCTTTTTACAGGCCTTGACCAAGGAAGTGGAAAGCGTTGGCAAAGATGCTTTTGAATTGAAACGGTTAGAGGCTGCCAAACTTGGCGTGCTGCAAGTCGCAGCGCCATTGATCAGCGCCTTGGAAGCCGAAACCAATGCACTAGAAAAACAAGCGGCGCAAGCAAGACAACGCGAAGACGACCTGCGGCAAATCGCACAAGTCACCGATAGCGTAGCAACTGCCGAGGAAAAATACGCAACCCGCGTCAAAGAATTGAATCGCTTGCTGGAACAAGGATTAGGGCAAGAAACCTATAATCGTGCGCTCAAGCAGGCCGAAGAACAGTTTCTCAAAACCGGCCAAGCCGGTAAAAAAACGCTCGATGAAATCTCCCAGTATGCCATCCAAGCCCAGCGTAACTTACAAAACGCCCTGGGCGATGCATTGTTCGACGGCATCAATGGTCGTTTCGACGATATGGTCGATGGCTTTAAAAACGCCATTCTGCGCATGATTACCGAAGCCGCCGCTGCGGATATACTGGGGGCTTTGTTCAATAAACCCGGCAGCAATCTTGCCTCGATATTCGGGGCGTTGACGTCATCCGGTGTGGGTGGTAAGGCTTCAGGTAGCACTGCAGGGGCTGCGCTTGATATAGCAAGTCTCGGATCGTCCGCACTCAATCTATATAAAGGCGGGTTTGGGGCATCGAGCCTGTTCAATTCGTTTGCCACATCGAGCATTGGCCGTGGTTTGGGATTATCCGCTCAACTGGGCGGTTCCGGCATGTCGTTTCTGACCAATGCAGGCGCTGGGCTTTCATCAGGATTGGGATCGGTCGCAGGTCCGGCTGCGATTGCTTTTGCAGCAACCCAGATTTTCAAGTCATTTGCTGGGGACAAGCGCTTGAGCGGTGGTTTTGGCAATGTGCTTAACACCATTGGCGATGTTCCTATTTTGGGGGATTTCCTGCCGATAGTGCCATTGGTCAATGTGCTATTTGGCCGAGGGCCGCTCAAACAGAAGGAAACCAATCTCATCGGCGATATTTCCGTTGACGGATTTAGCGGCATCACCAGCACCAAATTCAAGGCACAGGGCGGATTGTTGCGCAGCGATAAGGTAGACCGTGTCATTATCGATACCGATACAGGTCAATTGCTGGATCGCTTTGGCACTTTGGTCGAAGGCGGTATATCTAGTGTTCTGGAGCCGTTTTCCGACCAAGCTAAGGATTACGCCCTGGAACTTGGTCAGCACTTGGATGATAGTATCGCGGGCATATCCAAATCGTTACGCGGCATGGCAGATACGCTGGGTATCGGTGCTAGCGCGCTGGATGATTTCTCTATGTCCATCAATATCGCATCAGAAAAAGGCAAATCGCTCACCGAAGAGCAGATCGGTCAAGTAATCGCCGATGCCGGTGATCAGATGGCGAGAAGCTTGATTCCACAAATCGACGCCCTCTCAAAAAATGGGGAAAGCGCCTATCAAACCTTGCAACGCCTAACGAGTGAGTTCGATGTATTGACGGATGTCGGGGTTGCCTTGGGCAATACCCTGGCAGATACCAAGGCATTCTTGCAGTCCGTAGCATTTGAAGATCGGTCGGCATTTGTAGATCGTGCAGGTGGCGCCAATGCGTTATCGCAAGGCATCGATTTTTTCTCACAAAACTTTTTGACGGAAACGCAACGGCTTGCGCCCGTGATAGAAACCGTCAATGGCAAAATGGCAGAACTTGGCCTGCAAGGCATAAAAACCAAAGATCAATTCCGTGATCTCGTACAAGCACAAGATTTGACCACCGAGTCGGGACAAAAGTTATTCCTGGAGCTGATAAACATTCAGGAAGCTTTTTTAATGGTTGCCAATGCTACTCAAGCCGCCAACGATCAGCAGCAAATCAGCGAAGCCGTGCAGCTTGCTCGATATTCAGCAGAACGCCGCGCCGAACTCGACGCCCGCGCCCGCAAAGAAGCGCAACAAAGAGAAACGCAGCATATTCAAGCGGAAGCGGCGCAAGCGCTGCGTAATGAAGCATTATCGCTGCGCGAGTCGCTACTTCTAACAGGCGATGCAGCAGCTTTGCTGAATAACGAACTAAAAATCAGTGGTGGGTTGCGCCCTGAAAGCTACACCGATAAGAATGGACAGTTTTCTGCTGGCGCCTTCAATGCCGCCTTTGCAACCTTGCAAGCAGAACTGGCTGGAGAGCTGATGGGACTGGTTAGTCAAAATGCGCTGCGAGTGCAAAACGTGTCTGGAATGATGGAGCAATTGTCCAGAATCATTACTTCCGGTGAAGTCATCAAGCCGATCTATCTGAGCATCCGCGATGCGATCGTGGATGGCAGCGGCGATTTGAGCAATAACGTGCGTGACGCGGTCAGCGGTTTTGCTGGTGTTATGGCCATGCAACAAGCGCGACGTAATAACGAATCAGATGCGACAGGCATCGCTGCAGTCCGTTCTGCTAGAACCGATCTGTCACTGGCAAGTGCAAGTGGTTTCGCCGGTGGTCGCATGCAGTTTGGCACCGATGTCATCGCCTATGGTCAAGCAATCGATAAGCTCAATGCGCGACTTAAAAACGGTAGTATCACGGCGGCACAACATGCGGGCGCCATGGCAGAATTAAACCGGGTCATGGGGTCCAATGCTAAGTTGCTCAACGATACCGGAGCGCAATTGGAGCGCATCAGCCGAGCAAGTTTTGAATTCGGCAAAGCGGGATTAGATAGCATTAACTTCTATTTCCGCGATTTGACTAAGCAGGTTGGGGAATTAGCACAATCCGCTATTGCAGCGAATGAACCCATCGCCCAAACCACTGCTGCGATTGGACGTTTAAGTAGCATTAGTGACGTGTTTGGTCAAAGTGCCAATGCTGTGCTGAAAGGTTTTGGTGGTGCGGGAGAGCGAGGCAAAGCCATTCTCGCGCAAGAG